CTGCTTAAGAAACTCAACAAGTTGGACATCTTCAAGAAGTCTAAACTGAGAGAAGACTATTCCTACGCTGAAACATACGGTGCTAAGAGCGACCAAGACGCTAGTTTCCTAGCCTCTAACTTTAAGTATGCCGCAGAAAAGGGAGATGTTTTCCAGTCTGAAGCCCTTAAACGGTTTGTTCAGCAGACCACGGGCTCTAAGGATATCCCTGCCATCAGGCATACACTTGAAGAGTTTGTGTCTTCTACCAACGCTGGTGCTGACGCTTATAACCAGTCTTTCAAGACTGGCGTTCCTGTGGCCTTTGTTGCCACTCAGGGAACGATTTCCCCCAAGTTGGGTGGCGGAGACTTCAGAAGAGATATCAAGGCTCTCAAGGCTCACAATCACTTCAACGGTCAACAGGCTACATCCTACGCTTACAGTTACGGTGGCCCTCAGTTTGCCAATGACGCTAATGCCTTCCCTGAAGGCAACCAGATTAGAGCCGCTGTCGGCATGAAGAATCCGCTGGTGTATAACTTCAACGGTGAATACATGCGTGATGACATCGTCAGCACACTGGTCGATAAGGCCAAGCGTGAAAAGCGTGACGGCATTGTGATGCTTAACGCCATCGACCCCAGAGTAAGCAGTAATGTCAAGGACAACCATTACATTGTCCCGAAGGGCAACGAAGCCCAGATTGCGGTGCTTGATAATTCTTTCGGCAAGAGACCTGTAGCCCGTGGCCTTGGTGGTGCTGAAGGTGCTAAGATGTTCCAGAACCCTGACGATGGTGTTACGCTTCCGAAGGGTATCTTCGGCCCGAACAATCCTGAAACCGTCAAGATTGCTAGAGAAATAATGATGAGCAAGGGAATCGGTTTTGCTGGCATAGGATTCGTTGAACTTGGTGAATTCATTGTCCGACTTAATCCAGAAAAATCGTTTAAGATTGGCATGGAATATGACAGGATGAAACACGACCCGTTTAATCCGCTAGTCAGACAGGCTTATCAGGCTTTTGCCAATGAAACACTTGAACAATATAGACAAGTTGCTCATGCTGGCTATCAGGTTGAAATGCACTACGGGCAAGAAGAGCCTTACGCTAACAGCCAAGAAGCCATTAGAGATATCAGAGAAAACAAGAGACTTCGTGTTCTTGCCACGGACCTTAACTTTGGTGCTAGAACGGTAACTGAAGCCGACATTAAGGAAAATCCGCTTCTTGCGATGTCTGAATACAAGGATGTCAATGGAAGGCAGATGCGTATTAACGATGTCTTTAGATTCGTCCATGACTTCTTTGGTCACAGCGAACGAGGCAATGGCTTTGGACCTATCGGTGAAGAGAACGCTTGGGATGTTCACTCCAGAATGTATACAGAACTTGCTCGCAGGGCCATGACCTCTGGCACAAGAGGCCAGAACTCTTGGGTCAACTTCGTAAATGAAGCCAACATTGAAATCAATCGCAAGCGAGACCTTGTCAGAAGACTTGAAGCCGAAGGCAAGATTGTCGAAGCGGCTGAAATCAGAAAGACAATTGGACAAACACGCTTTGCCGACCAAAAGATTGGCTTGATGCCTGAATGGACATCAAAGACCAACACTGAACTTACTCCAATTGAAAGAGAACTTTATGGCATGCACCAGACAGTCTCTGGTGGCTTCGGTCTTTACCAACAGCCTGACGGCTATGAGGTCAATATTCACAGCCCTACTGTCGAGCAGTTCAACGCTATTGGAAAAGCGTCTCAGGCCGCTAACAAGTTCGGCACATCTGTTGAAATTAAGGCTCCGCATGACTACGAAGGCTACGAACTCCTAATGGCTGGCGATGGTCTTGCTCAGGCGGCTATCTCTCCTGATGGAGAACTTGGTTCTGTCGTTCGTGGTCCCAAGGGAACAGCCGCCGATGTTGACGCTGTTATTCGTGCGGCTCTTGCAACTGGGAAGGTCAAGTGGCTTAACGGCTTCGACACAATCCTTCCTTCCCTTTATAACAACTACGGCTTTGAGGCTGTAGCCAGACTTGCGTTTGTCGATGAATACAGACCTGACGGCTGGGATTACAACCTGTATGGCAAGTTCAATGCAGGTCGCCCTGATGTTGTATTCATGGCTCTTGTCGGTGCTACGCCAGTTCCTTACGCAAGAAACGGCAAGCATATCCCTATGGTGTCTTCTTATGATGACGCTGTGAGACTTACAAAGGAGCGTCACGCTCAGGCCCAAAAGGGTGGACTGATGTTCCAGAATGAGGATGTTAGCATCCTTAATGATGGCGAAAAGATGAGGCTTCAGACGCTTACAGTTTCCCTTAAGTATGCAGAATATATGCGTATGATTGACGGAAAGATAAAGGCTGGAGATTTTGTTGCGTCCTCAAGGTCAATGGCTTTGAGAAAGTGGCTTATCGATAACAGCCCTAAGGATGAAAACAATAAACCTCTTTACACCCCAATAAGCATTGGTGACAAAATTAAAGTCGGAGATAAGTTTGTGAAGATGGAAGACTTCTCACAGGCTGACTTTGATGCCGCAAAGGAGACACTGTTTAACCTTGCGGAAGAAAGACAGTCCTACGCTGGAGGCGTTCAACTAACCGAAGAACAAAAGGCGGCAAGAAAGGAAAAAGCCCGTGTCATGGGATTACAGCGTAGTAAGATTGAAAGAGACATGGCTTGGTTCAGAAACCTTTCGCTTGAAACAAAGGAAGATATTGCTGGCGAAACCGAAAAGGACAAAAAGCGGTTTAAAAAGGCTCTAAAAATCAAAGATGAAAAGGAACCTAAGTATACGCTTAAGGACGAGTTTGACGAACAGGATTATATAGAGGATGAAACCGAAAGGCTTATCGAAGAGGAAGGCATGAAGCCTGAAGAGGCAAAGCGTGTTGCCACAGAAGAAGCACAAAAGAGGGCTGAATCTATTGAATACGAAGTAAAGAACACACCTGATACTGGTATAAATCCTATCGATGAGATAAGATATTATGCAGAAATTGCTACCACGGAAGAAGTGGCAAAGATGCTTAAAAAGTCAGATGAGGCTCGCATTGGAACATCCAACTATGATGTTGTCAGTGAAAAGACTATAGAATTTACTGAAGAAGATATCAAGACAGACGAAGAGTATATGGCTATGGCTGAAGACGCTATCAAGTTGTCAAAGGAAACAATTAGGTCTCACGATGTTGGCAAGAATAAGCCCCAGCCTAAGGAACGCTCTTGGAGATTTGGCGGAGAAACTGGAGGCATCGAAGGAACGCCTCCCACAATCAAACTTGGAGACCTTTACAATAAATATAAGAACTCTGAATACTTTGATGCCGACCTTAATCCGTTGCAGTGGAGAACAAAGGACGGAACAATCGTCAAGTCTAAGAAAGCCCCCGCTGGTGCTGAAGCAGTTTATCCTCCTGAGATAGAGGAATTGCGTCAGGAAACCGACAGGGTGATAAAGCAAATCAAGACATTGGACATAAACGGAAGAGGCATTGCCGCCTTTGTCGGCCTTATGAACCTTTGGGGCTTCAGGCTTAACTCAAATATTGCAGACGCTACATTCGACCCTTCTTACATTGATTTTGATAAATTGATGCAAAGAATGGAAGACAAGACAGAAGACCAAAAGATGCTTGCCTTCCTTACTGCTGAAGGAGCAATGATTACGCAGTTTGAAGGACAGCCAGAATTCGTTGAGGTATTGAAAGACTTCCCAGAACTACTAGACACGACAGAAGAAGTAATTTCTACAATTTTTAGAACTTACGAGTTCGAATCTGGGACATTTGGAGAACAAAAGAACGCAAATGGCAAGATGGAGAAGGCCAGAGAAGCGATGAGACAAAAGTTTGTAGAAAAATATTACGAAATTGTCTCTGAAAATGGCGGGTCTGAATTTGGTGTTACTCTTGAAGAAATGTTCTACAGTTCTGCCGAAGATTTTGCTGGTGCAAAGATTCGTGACAAGAAAAAGAACTTTGCCAAGCAAAAGGGCATCAAGGTTGACGACATTAGCCATCAAGAGGTCAAGGAAATGATGCGTGAATTCGAAGAACAGTTCGCAGAAAGAAACGGCAAGATTATGATTAACCGATTCTTCGCCGCAGAAGTTCCTCTTGATAAGGACGGTCAGCCAGTAAAGGGGTTCAAAGACAAAACGAAGTCTATTGAAAGAAACATCAGAGAAAGACTTAGAAGGCAGTCTGACTCTGCTAAAAAGGCTGGGGAAAGAAGACTTATCCTTACCGAAGAACAGGTTAAAAAGGAAGCAAGAAAGATTGTCTACAAACTACAGCAAGAGTTCGCCTTGTTCATGTTCAGGGAAGCCAACAGAATTTACAACGAACAGAATAAGACAAAGAAGAAACTGATGACAGCCGCCGAACGGCAGGAAGTCAGAAGAAGAGTCCAGAGTGGTCGAGACCCTGTTACTGGTGCTACTGGTTGGAATGGGCTTCTTGAACAGAATCTTAGAAAGATTAAAAAACTTGAGGATGCCACTGCTCCCAAGGACGAGCCTGTTTCTGCATCCGAACAGATTGAAGATGCGGAAGACGGACCTACTGCTCAAACAACCAAGCCTAAGCGTGGTGCTTCTCAGGGTGGTTCTTCTGCGACAACGAAGCCCAAGGGTGAGCCCCAGAAGACTCCAGAACTCTCCGAAATGGAGGCTGAAGTTAAGCGTGTAGAGGAAGCCCACAAAAAGGCTCAGGCTGAAGCCAGAGAAAAGCAGGGTCTTCCGCCCGTCCAGCCTCTTGAGGTCCAAAGAACTGAACCTGTCACGCCCCAGATTAGTCAGGCCGTTCCTCCTGCTGAACAAAACAGCAGGGCTAAGCATGAAGAGAGAGAAAAGATGAGAAAGGTTATGGCTGAGATGACAGGTGAGCCGTATGAGCCTCTTCCCTACGAAGGCCCAGAAGAAGCAAAGAGTGTTCCTGTTGTCGAAGCAAAGGATACGCCCAATGTCGATGCGTATGACGATGTGGACATCACAGAACCCTCTATTGAAGACGCTCCGCCTCCCCCGAAGAAAAAGAAAAAGGTTGAGATTGAGACCAAGGCTGAAGTTGAAACATCCCGCAAGGACCAAGCCGAAGCCAACACGGTCAAGCCCCCCGAACAAGTTGCTGTGTCGGTTGCTACGGTTGAACAGGTCGGCCCGATTGGGGCTCGCTCGGCTCAGCATCAGCAAGCCGTCAAGGATGTCCTTGCGATACAGGATAACCTCACCCTTGAAATGGCTGGTGATGGTAACAGAAAGTCTGTCGCCACAAAGGACAAGAGATATGTCGTATGGAAGGGCGTTGGAAACAACAACAAGGCTCTCTATGTTTGGATGGCGGCTCACGAAGATACATGGAGACAGGGCAACCAACTTGAGAAGAGACGCATTGCTGTGGTCAACTCCTATGAAGAGGCTCAACTTGCTATCAGAGAACATGACATGATGATGCGTGTGCTTGCTGAGCGTGAAGGCATTAACACTTCTCAGATTGTTCAGGCTTCCGCCCCTGTTATGACACCTGCTCAGGCCAAGCAGACCGCCCAGACGGTAGCCCAACAGGTCAAGAAGAACCCGACACCTCCCCCTGCTACCCCGACTCGCAAGGCTCACCAGCACCCTGAGTTCAGCAACGCAATCATCGGACTTAAGATGGTCATTAGAATGTCGAATGCTGATGCCAAGAAGATGGTTGAGACCGCCATCGACAAACTTGGAGAGAAGGCTACGCTGACTGATATCGTCAATCAAGTCCTCTTGGACCGTCAGGCTCTAGCGGCTACTGTTGCCAGAGCCAATGAGCAGTTCGCCGCTTCTGCCAATGCTGGTGCTGGTGCTAACCCTGATGCCGTGGCTAATGTCACTATCACGCCGTCACAGATTGGCCTTAGGAACTCCACTGGAGCCCCCAGACTGCCAGCAGGACCGCTTAGCAACCCGAATGCGGAGATTGTCCAGCCCTTTAACTTCAACCCGTCTCAGGGCGAAATTGCGGCGTATAAGATGCTGACCACATTCAGGACTCACATCGTCAAATACCCTGTGGGTAATGGCGGTCAGGCCGAAGGTGTCATGTATGTCAATCCTGCCAACTACTCAATAGTCCAAAGCGGACCTAGCAAGTGGAGACTGTTCAACCCTGCTAAGGCTTTGATGTCCGTGTGGGATAACGAACAGGAGGCTTGTGACGCAATCTTCAAGCACTACTTCAAGCGATGAGCCTCCCGCCAGACCCAGACCTGACCAAAGCCGCCGCTGACTTCAAGGAAGGCGGCTGGATTGTCGCCCTACTTGGGGCTATGGGCATGGTGGCTAGAATGATATTGACCAACGAAAAGCAGACGGCTGTTGTGTGGGTCAAGAAAATCATTGCTGGCGGTATCGTGGGAGTGTTGATGTATTTCGCCCTTCACGGGGCAGGTATTGACCCTCTATACAAGTCAATACTGTTCTCCATAAGTGGAGCGATTGCACCTGACATCTTTGAGAAGACCTTTTACAGTCTTCTTAACAAGTTATGGAAAAAGTAATACTGCTGGCGTTGCTCCTTGTCGGATGCTCAACCGCCCCGACCCCCCCCCCCCCCACCCAACCCCCACCCCCGCCACACTACCCCCAGTGGCTCCGCTGAATGAAAAGAAAGAAGCGTATATCGCACACATCGAAAACGAAGCGGCTGAAGCGGCGGCGGCACTCGGAGCCATTTCTGGAAAGAATGGTGAACCTAGTGACAGGGTTATTGGAATTACTATCAACCGTCTCCAGTCTATTCAAAAACCCTCCCAAGAACAAATAAGGAAATGGGCGGCGAGCATCGGAGATGTCAAGAAGTTGGACAAGGAAGATGAGAAGACCAAGAAACTAGAACAGGAACTCAATGAGGCATGGACAGCCGTGGCTGTAGCCGATGCACAAATCGAGTCCCTGTCTAAAGCCGAAGCCTATGAGGACATCAGGGATGCCTGTATATGGCTAGGCTCTATCCTTACTCTCGCTGGGGTTGCACTTGCAGTTGCGGGTATGTGGGTCGGACGGGGGATGAAGGAAGGCGGCTTTGTTCTCGCTGTAGGTATAGGAATCATTGCCGCACCACTCGTCATACAAGATGTCGTGGAGGCTCCATGGTTTAAGTGGACGATTGCATCCACATTTATTATTTCGCTCGGCTTCGGGCTTTGGAGGCTTTTCCATGTTGAGAAGAAGGTTCGGCATTACTGTCAATCAAGTGATAGTGTGGCACTTGATGGAGAGCCTTGTCCTGACAAACAATCAGGAACTTCTGAGAGCGAATCTGACCCTTCTGTAAAAGAAGTTTGATATGCTTGTTGGCTGTTGACTGGCTCACGCCATGCAACTTGATGTAATCTTCAGAGGTCCACCAGCAATCTGGCACTTCGTCAGGCATCTTTTGAATTGAAGACACCTTAAGAAAGGCTTTCTCTATCTCACTTAATTTTGTTTTGTTCATTGTATTTCTTAGAGGCTTCAAGAAGTTCGGGAAGATATGCTTCGATGACCTTAGGGTGAACACCCAGCGACAGGCCAGCGGATACTATAGACGAACTACTTTTTCTTTCTTTTAGGACTCGGCTTGCCAAACTGACTTCCCTCTCGTTCTTCAAGGATGTGTCGTTTGCCGCAGTGCTTGCAGGTTGATTCGTATTCATGGTATATATAGGTTAGGTTGAACACATCTACTGTCCTTGTTTCAATATGCTTCCAGTCTGAGATGTATTCGGTTTTGCATCTGGAGCAGTTGTTGGTGGCGTATCTTGGTTGCATTTAAGTTTTTTAACTTCTTCTCTAAGTCTGACAATCTCATCTCTGAGTTCTTGTCTGGTCATAAAGAGTAGGTTTTTTATGTTATCTTCGTCCATTTGTTCAGTTTGAATAGTTGCTCCCATCTTTCTTTGTCGGCTTTGGTAGCCTTCTCGACTCGCTGGACTTCCTCCCAAGTCAGCCCCTTCTTAATGAAGCGGGTATTTTTGCAGGACATTCCAACTTGTTTAGGGTGTTTCTTCTTCACGGATATTAAATGTATTGTTAATGAGGAATTTGAATTGGTCTGAAGTCATGTGGCGTAGTCCGCCATCTTGTAGGACGATAGCAAAGACATCGTTTGAGAATGTCCCGCCGTCCCGCACATACACCAGCATACCATACCCAAGGGGTGTTTCTACTGGCATAGGATTGCGGAACTCGTATATCATTCGGCTAGGAAATCAATGGGGGCTACCCACTGGCCTCCGACCTTATGGGCCTGAAGTATCTTCCACTCCTTGCCCTTCACCCACCCGTAGCACCAGCCGTTGCCCCATGTAGAGGTATTTAGGTGATTCTTGGCGTAGCCAGCGGTGCGTTGCTTGCCTAGCCAGCCAGCACAGAAGCCTACAACGCCCTTGTGACGCTTGGCATTGGCTTGCATGATAGTGTGTAGGTGTCCTATGACGCAAGCACCGCCATTGGGAGCGTAATGGATGGCATGCTCTTTGACACTGTTCTGGTTGGCTGAGTAGCCATGACAGAATACCACGGGTCCAAGTTGGAAGGTTCCGTCTTCCGCATGGTAGGGCTTGATTATCTTGCAACCGACATCCTTTAGGGTCGATACAATATAGTCAATAATCTCCTTGCAATAGTCCCTGATGATGCCACTACCGCTAGACTCCATAGTTTTGAATAGCCTGTCTTCGTGATTTCCAAAAAGGTATACATTCGGTTTGGTTCGTTTAATGAATTCTATTCCCATGCGGATGTCTTCCTCAAGCGAGTCGTTGACATCCTTGCCTTCTGCTCCCTTGCGGAGAGCCTTGATGTCAAATCCATCTCCGCCGTGGATGCGATAGTCGGGTTGGAATCGCTCCATGAAAGACACCAGTGCATCAGTGCATGATGTGTCCTCCATATTTCCGTGGTTGTCGGAGAAGAAGACAAACTTAGTCCACCTTTGCTTTGGCTTGGGTGTGCCTTGGCGGTGTCCTGTGCGTCCTCGGAGAGACTTTATCGACTTCTTCGATGATTGCTTGGATTTGTTCATGCGTAAATGTTGCGTATCGTTTGTATTTTATCGCCCTTCCCCCTACTAGTCGTAGGAGGGTTAGACCTGAGGTCTTGCGGGGCATGTCTATAGCCATATGAGTTCTTCAAATGTTTCTGGTTCTTCGTAGTCGTCATCACTTCCCAGCGACAGGCTGAACTGTCGTGGGCCGTGAGGAAATGACTTTCTCGATGTGTTGGACTTCCGATATAAGTGACGCATGGTAATTAAGCAGTTGCTCATCACTCATGTTCAGATACATGGTATTCCTACGATTGTCTTTCACAAGAGGGGGTAACTTGTGTCGGAATCCAGCCGTCCATAGAGTGTGATACTTAATACCATATTCGTATGCGGCTTCCTTTCCAGACAAACCTTTAGCCAACGCAAGTTTGTATGCGTCAAGTCCTGACATTTTCATGGTCGGGTGGGTTTAGATGTCAAGGGTTACGATTTCGGACTTGTAACCAGCCCAAATACCAGACGCTTTTGAGGCGTTCAGTTGTCGGAGGCAGGTCTCAATGTCATTGACCTTGTCAAGAAGACGCAGGGGAGATATCTCCACAAAGCGAACACCGTGGGGTGCGGACGACTCAACGAAGACGAAGATGAAGCGGAAGACCCTGTCAGGATAGACTGCGTTAAGCAGTTGCATGTAATATGCGGCCTGAAAATCGTAGCCTCTGTCTCTGATTGTGTTCTTAATGTTGAACTCGTTGGCTTCTTTGCCCAGCGTTTTGAGGTCTAGGACAAAGTTAGCAGTGTCATTGAACCAATCCAGACGGCCCTTGACCTTGGTAACAGGGTCATAGTCGGCAAAGATGCTGACCTCAGGGCTACCATACTGCGTCAGGGTGCTGAACAGCGGGATGCTTCTTACGGCTTCGGACATGCCGATGCACTTGCTGTAGTCGTCTTCGCTAAGGCACAACTTGCCAGCGTTCTCATGCTGGAATCGCTCCCAGCCAGCCTTGCCGTCTTTAGTTCGTTTGTCAAACTTCGGAGACATGACGACTTCGTTGTGGAAGTGTTCTAGTTGGAATGCGGCTAGGTGAGTAGCCGTCCCAAGACGCATCGCATCGGTTTCTTCCGTGACTTCTTCCTTAGCCTGTTTGTAGTGGGCTGGGGAGACAAGCATCGGCTTGAGTTCGGACTGGCTGATGCCGTCCGCCTGTCGATATGCCTTGTCCTCTAGGTTATTTTGGAGTTTGGCGTTTTTGAATATTGCTCGGTTCATGGTCATACAATGTTTTACTTTTTACGGGGTGGGGTGGTCAAGTCGGCATCGATAATGGTAGCCGCCCTGATAAAAATCGCTCGTCTCTTGTCAGAGATGGCGAAGTGCTTCATGTCGAAATTAAACGAGTCGGCCTTGCTGAATCCGCAGTTGTAAGCCATGTAGAGGCTCTTCATCGTGACGGGCCTGTTGGCTCGCTCCATGCGACCAGCGAGATACAGAAGGTAGTAGGTGGCTACCCATTTGGCGGAGTCAGGGTTCATGCACTCTTTCTTATAGTTTCTACCAAGTCCATCGAAGAGTTCTTGCATATACTCTGGGCAGTTCAGTCTCCAGTAGTCGGTGGCATCACGCCAAGCCTCCTTTGAAATCTGGTAGAGCCCAAGACTCTTTCCATTGTCGCCAACCGCATTCGGGTTCCCGCTAGACTCGATTGCGGCGAGTCTAGGCAGGAATTCCTGAATGAGTTCGTAGTTGCATGTAGATTCGCTAAACTTCTTGTTAGCGTATGCAGGGAAGAACGGGAACATGACAAGTGCTAGTTTAGAAAGGAACTTCATCGGAGGTTTCTTCAGGGGTGGAGCCATTGGCGTTCTCATAGAGAGCGATGGCAGTGGCCTTCAACTTGGCGTCCTTGGGGCTGACACGACCAGTCTTTTCCCACGGGCGAGGCTCCCACTTGGTAGCCCAATACTCAAGGTCTTTGCCTTGCAGGTCTCCGATAGGAGTTCCTTTGTTATTACCAAACGGGACGGGCATCTGCGGGTCGATATCTGTCGAGGTCGAGGGCGGCGATGAGGTCGTGGAGGCGTTTGTAGCGTCTACGCTTTCGCTCTTTCTTTGCGGGGCCACCGCACCACTGCGGGATTGGCCCGTAGTGGCGGAGGTAGGGCGAGCCTGACGGTCTGCTTCGGCATCATCATCCTCAGTGGCGACACCAGCGACCATAGCGAGGCAGTAACGGCGAAGATAAGTCAGCAACGCACCAGCCTGTTGTCCGCTTGTCTCAGGAGTGACGGGCATGGTAAGTCGGGACTCAATGCTCTCGCCATTTGCATGGATGATAAGCGTCTTGATGCCGATGGTGGTGTGGTTGTCGAAGCCGTTATCAGAAAACGGCAGTTGAAGGATAGCCAGATTGTGCTTGGCAAAAATCGGTTTCAGTTCAGACAAATGTGCCGAAAGGGTGGCATATTTATTTTTATGAAACGGATTCTTGGCATCCCAATGGATATCCTTTGTTTCAGCAAGAGCCTTAATCAGACTCTTGTTCAGTTCGGAAATCTTTTCGTAAGACTTCTCAGGTATGGCGTAATCGCTCATGGTGGGTTCGGGTTTGGTTATAAACAGATGGGGGTGGGGTTGGCAAGTGGAAAAAACTAACGCAATCAGCACCACCCGTATTGCGTCAGAAACCTTTCGGTTTTTTCATTATGAACCAAGCCTACCCGTAGGTATGCAGTGGTAATTTTTACAAGTTTAAAACTTGGAATCAAGCGGAGATGGCAACGAAATAGTCACGCAGTCTTCGCACTAGGGCTACGCCCGTCTCCTTGTTCTGGAACCTGTCAACAAGTTTATCCCCAGTATAATTCGTGGTGATAATTGTAGTCCGCAGGTTGCTGGTTCTCTCATCTAGCACAGCAAAAAGGTCGGATTCCAGACGCTGAGTAAGGCGTTCCTTGCCTAAGTCATCCAATACCAGAACGGGGCAGGAGATGAGAATGTCAAGAACCTTGCCGTGGTCACGGTCATCAAAGCCCTTCTCGATGAGCCCTTCGAACTTACGCATCTGTAGAAACAGGCATCGGTCAGGGTAGTGACGCAACCACAGTTTGTTGAATGTCAGCCATGCGGCTCGGCTCTTGCCTCCGCCAGTCTCTCCGTGTAGGATTAGACCGCACTTGTCGTCCTGAGGCTCCCATGCCTCGGCTTTGGGAAACAAATGACTCCTAGACCTATCTGTGTTATGAAAACCGATAGGATACTCAGGGTGCTTATCGAAGAACTGAAGGCTCTTACGAGCAAAGATTTCCTTGTAGATAAAAGGGTAGTCCCAGTGAGTATTAGTCTCGGAACAAGGCTGACATGTCTTGATAGAGGTATCAAACTTGTTCGTAGAGGTATTCCATACGGGCGTAGCATCGCCCTTGCAATGTATGCACTTAGAAGCCATTTTCGTGGTCGCTCTTGGTTAGGGTTTTGCCAGACTCGCTACGGGCAGGTTCAAACAATCCCTGCCAGCCGTTCTTGATAGAAGTGTCAATGGAAATGATGGCCTTAGCCTCTCCCCACTTCTTCATCTCAATAAAGACTCGCTCAACCGTAGACCTAGTGAGTTTCTTCTTGATTTCCTTACGATAATCTATCCAAGAGTTCCACGCCTTGTGGAATTCCTCAGATTCAAAGGGATATTCAGGCCATCCGACCAGCCCCTTTATCTTTGTATTATCTTCTTTTTTATCTACTGTTATATATGGGTGCAATGGATTGCATGGGGAGGGTGCAGTAGATTGCATGGGGGTAGTGCATTGTAGTGCATCCCTAAGTGCATTAGATTGCACCGTCCGCAATATTCTGCGTCCCACTTCAGTGTATTGACGCAGGACGAGCCCACGGTCAATAAGTTTAGACAGGATATTCTGCAATTGTCTCTTCTCTACATCCAAGACATTGCATAGGTATACATTGGAGGCAAAGCATCCCTCATCGCCATCGAGCGAGTCGATTAGCGAGAAGCATACCTTCTCCATAAGTGTCAAAGAGGAAGTCTCAAACACTTCTTTGGGCATCCATAGCCCAGAGAATTTTACATGGTTCATAACGACCCCAGTATACCCATCAAGGGGTGGGGTTGTCAAGCGGAGGTTCTGGTTGGACATCTATCACGATGGCCTCGCTTCCCTTAAGCATCTTGTTAATGTCATCCTGAGAGATTCTCTGGATACGATGCTCAACCACCGCTGTCGGCTGGTCTTGCAGGATGGCAATCTTGTCGATAATGATGCCCAACGCAGTAGGCAGAAAGTTGGGATGAATGTTCTCTATTTCATTGTTAAGCCTACCCGCACCCTTGAGGCCAGCGGACTTAAGAATGTTAGCCATATTAGTCTTCCAATCCTTATCGGACAAGCCTTGCGTGTCCGCCTTTATCGCACTGATGCTATGCTCAGACAGGCCCGTAGCCTCTCTGATTTCATTGCGTGTCTTGCCCTCATTAAGCATGTCGATGCAAGCCTTTCGGCGTTCAGCATCAATCTGCGTCCCGTTGCTGTAATTCTGATTGTTGCGAATCAGTTCCTTTTTCGGCTCATATTCCATCGTCAAACATTCTACTTGACCACCCCACCCCCCGTCAAGTAGTATCTGGGAGAATGAGAACCACTATATTCACCGTAATCCTTGGAGTATTGACCTGCTTCATCTATGTAGTCTTTAATACAATTATTGAAGGTATGTCTGGGGGCCGCCGATGAGCCTCCCAAAGATTGTCAATATAAGAGTTCCTATTAAGCCTCCGCCCACACATCAGGCGGCACTACGCATTTTAAAGAATAAATCTACGGGCAGTATGTTCGTAGGAAAGATGGCTAATAGTAATGCTACAAAATGGATGAAAACTTTTCAGGCATACCTTGTGAAGTGGAGACCTCCTGAGCCCATTGCTGGCCCGTTGCGTGTAAGCGTAAACTTTGGCTATGCCTTGCTTGAAAAACATAGGCGTAAGAACGGAGGGGCTTCAATCATTGAGGCAAAGGTAACACGCCCCGATGTCGATAACTTAGTTAAGATAGTATTAGACTGTTTAGTTAAGTCTGGGTATATCGTTGACGACTCTAATATTTCTTCGCTTTCAGTATCAAAATGGTTTCACAACAAGGGGCCGTTTGTCGATGTGATTGTCACTGTTGACCACAAAGACCCTTGGGAAACCGAGTTAAAAATTAACGACATTGACCACCCCACCCCCTAATCCGTAAAACATGTTGATGAAAATTACTGACCGACTTTGCTGGGTATTTGCGGCAAAACTAAAAGTTAAATACCTTCTTGTTGGTATTGAAGAATCTGACGCTGTGATTACAAAGCGTATAAATAGAGAACTTAAAAGGCACATTAGACAATTCTTTACTATCACAAAAAGCACCCCGTATACTTACATTGAAAGTGTTGAACAATTGATTGTAGAGCGTGGCGAAGACCCGCTTAACAAAAACACGACTGTATCTGCCGATGTCAATATAGAGTTTTGTATTGAAAACCCTGACAATGAACCAGAAAAGGTAGCCAAACATTTTATACATTTGCTGTTTGACACAGTCAATAGAACTGTCAAATCAGGCATACAGATGTGTGCCATCACCAGCGAGATTGAAGTTACAGAATCCCACAAGGGCTATGTTCAACTCGATAATACAGTTTTTGTCCCAATCCCCGAATAATATGAACCAAAGAGAACAAGCCCGTGTTGAGAAGTATCTCATCACTTACCCCCACCTAACCAAAGTCCTTGAAGACTTGAAGGTGCTTTGCAAAGACCCGTCCATCGGGCATCCTGCGAACGCATCTAACCAGAAACGATTCCGTCATGCCCGCAAGGAGCGTGATAAGGCAGTCGCACTGCTTGCCAAGTCCGTAGAGTAATGCTTTCTGTCCCGTTAGTTCAACGGATAGAACAGTGGATTTCTAATCCATTAATGAAGGTTCGATTCCTTCACGGGACAATTTTGCCTTGTTAGCACAGTGGTAGTGCATCTGTTTTGTAAACAGAGGGTCGCTGGTTCAATCCCAGCACAAGGCTCCACTATAATGGGGCGTAATTAACCCAAGGCCAAGAGGGATATAACTGACAGCAATTGCCCGAGGGCCGTCCAATTTTTTGGGGTGTAACTCAGCGGTTAGAGTGGGCTCTTTATAAGGGCTAAGTCGAGGGTTCGAATCCCTCCATCCCAACACTTGACCACCCCACCCCCCATTCGATAAAAACTTAAACCGATGACCAATCCAAACACCAAGAAACAGAGCGAAGCCTGTGATAAGATTCGCAAAATTGCAGAAGACGCAAAGATGTGCGTGTTCATGCTTGTAGACGAAGACCTCGAAATGATTGATGACGATATGGATATTACACAAGACGAAAAGTATGATATCTGGGAGCGTATGGAAGAAGCACTTCTTGATTGTTATAACGAAAAACTTACAATGATTGTAGAAGAAATTAAATCTGAACGAGAATAATTATGGCCCACAACCCAATGGTAGAAATTGTGCTAGAACACGCACTTAATGCACTGACAGAAGTTCAAGATATTCTTTCAAAAGAAATCATAACAACGCAGTTCATCATTCTTGAAATAGAAAAAAACCCTAACAAGATTGAAGAAGAATGCGTTGCTTACAGAGAACGCCTTGAACACTACACCAAAGTCAAGCAAACAGTAGACAAGGTGCTTCGTCAGGGCAACAGCCTCGATATTTGACCACCCCACCCCCTAACCAATAAAAACAAATCCTATGACCAACCCTATCCCATACATTCGTAACAAGTTCTGTTTCTGGCTTACTGGCCTGTCTCTTGATGAGATTGAATCTATCAAGATTAAGGTCGAAGAGAAGACGGAAGAAAATGACTATATCAGCAAGTCTGACTTTGACCCTGATGACTATGATTTCAACCCTCTGAATGATTACGATTTCAGTGAGTTCCTGACCAGCGATAACATCGATGAGCAGATTGAGTGTTTCCTTTCTAATAACGACTACATTACTGCTGAATATGTTAAGGAGCAGATTGAAGAGTCTATCAATGACTTGCCTGACTATGCCAAGTTAGAGCCTTTTGATACGGCTATTACTGAAATCAAGAATCGTCTTGATGCTCTTGAAAAGAAGGGCAAAAAGAAGAAGAAGAAAAAAGAAAGTAAGCCCGAATAATCTGTTGGTTTATTGGTATCCAACAGGCGTGTGATAAAACCGAAAGGTTTTACCCCAGTGAGACTTTGTTGTTGTTGGCTCACTGGGGTTTTCCGCCTTTTGACAACCCCTCCCCCCAATCCTTAAAAACAAATCCTATGACCGACCCTATCCCTCCTATTACTATTCAGA